GGTCGAACTTTTGGCTCCGCGCAAGCCAGCGCCAACTTGGCTCACACGCACGGCATCACCGATCCGGGTCACGCCCACACCGTTCAGTACAACAACGGCGCTTGGAACACTGGCACTTCCGGCAACACCGCCGTGGCCGCCGACCAAGGCACATCACCTCGGGCAACGACAACCGTAAGCACCGGCATCACAATCAACAACAGCGGTGACACCGAGGCACGACCCAGAAACATCGCGCTGCTGGCTTGTATTAAGACTTGAGCCGCGCCTAAACTCAACCTACCGGAGCATCAACGATGGCTACCACCAAGATCACTGACCTGACGGCTTACACAGATCCGGTCAATACGGATGTGCTGCCAATCGTTGACGTTACCAGCGACGTGACCAAAAAGGTCAGTATCGCCAACGTGATGAAGAACGCCAGCCTTGGTACGGCGGCAGCTCCGGCTATTTCCTTTGACGGCGACCCCAACACCGGCATCTATTCCCCCGGCGCCGATCAGGTTGCGGTGACCACCGGCGGCACGCAGCGTCTGCTGATTGATTCTGCTGGCGCGGTAACGATTGCAGGCGACCTGACTGTTAACGGTACGACCACCAATATCAACACCACCAACCTTGTTATTGAAGACAAAAATATTATCCTTGGCGATGTAACTACCCCTACCGATGTAACCGCAGACGGTGGCGGCATCACGCTAAAAGGTACGACCGATAAAACCATCAACTGGGTTGATTCCACCGATGCGTGGACCAGTTCTGAGCGTTTTAGCTATCCGCTCGGTTCTGCTGCTGCACCCACGCTGACCTTCACCGGCGATGCAAATACTGGTATTTATTCTCCCGGCGCCGATCAAGTAGCCATCTCAACTAGTGGTACTGGGCGGTTGTTTGTTGATGCGAATGGGAATGTTGGAGTTGGTGCTGCGAGTCCTGTCAATAATGCTGGCTACGGCGGATTAACCATAAACGGAGCGGATGGGGCCATCCTGTCCATGATGCAAGGCGGAGCCGAAACGTTTCGAGTTACAAACGCAACGGGCTACTCATTCATTAATACGACTGGAGCGACACCTCTACTTTTTGGTACTGGAGCCAATGAGCGGATGCGCCTAACCTCCGCTGGCCTCTTAGGTCTGGGGACTAGTAGCCCTAGCTCACTGCTTTCTTTGTCTGGAAGTTCTGCTTACGTTGTTCAGAACTCTGGTAGAGCACTTGCTGGTATCGACCTACAAGCAACAGCAGGTGGCAGCGGTCTGTTTGGCGGTGCAGTTTCGTTCGGCGTTGGTGGTACTGGGCGTGCTGCAATAGCGGCAATTCAAGGTACAACCGACAATGATGTTGTTGGACTTGGATTTTTTGGCCACCAATCAGGAACAGCAGCCGCTGATGCAGTTGAGTATATGCGGATTGACGGCTCCACAGGCCGCGTAGGGATTGGCACTACTAGCCCTGGCCATGCGTTGCATGTAAGCAACGGAAACGACTCGGCTTCTGGCGAATTTGTTGGTATCACAATAGGTGGTACAAATAGCGCAAATGCCCGAACTGGTTCAATCATAAAAGATACGACTACGTATGACTTAATTTACAAAAATCAGAACTTTAGCTCTGCTTTGGGCGCTCACGTGTTTAGAAATGGTCCTAGTGAGCACGCCCGCATTGACTCCTCAGGCAGGCTCTTAGTTGGCACGTCTACTGCGCGTAGCAACTTTTTAAATGGCTCAACTTCCGGGTTGTTTCAAGTTGAAGCAGCAAATAGCGAGGTTGGCCGCTATACTGCACAGATTTACGGTCTTTCAGCAAACGCTGCTGGTCCGTACCACATTTTTGCAAAACATCGGTCATCGTCAGTAGGCGGTGTCACAGTGGTGGCCGAAAGCGATCAGCTTGGCGCCCTTAGTTTTCAAGGCTCGGACGGGACCGAATTTGTCGAAGGGGCACGCATACAGGGCTTCGTTGATGGCACCCCTGGCGCTGATGATATGCCAGGTAGATTGTCGTTTTTCGTTACCGCAGATGGAGCTGCGTCACCAACTGAAGCACTACGCATTACTAATGATCAAATTGTTTGCTATGCTCAACCAGCACCAACAACCAAGAGCGGTGCTGCGACATTAACAGTTGCAGAACTTAAAACCAAGATTATCCAGTACACGGGCTCCGCAAATACCTTGACACTGCCGAACGGAACACTGATGCAAGGGGGGTTTATCGGTTTTACCACCAACTTGACATTTGAATGGTCAATTATCAACACCGGATCCGACACTTGCACCATCGGCACCGACACAGGGCATACCATCGTGGGATCCAGCACAGTAGCAAACGGATCATCTGGACGTTTTGCTTCACGGCGCACAGCGAGTAACACCTTTGTGTCTTATCGCCTGAGCTAGTAACCCTACTCTCTAATCACCTTCAAAAGGCGGGCAACCGGCCATTCCCAACAGGTTGCACCTCCAGTAAACTCCAGCAGAAACAGCTAACACCATGCCTAAAGCTGCCTCCGTTCCCGCTGCACCCACCACGGTCTTCACCTGGCACATTGCCAACCTAGAGCGCGAGACCGCTGATGGGTTCGTGATGACGGCGCACTACACCATCAGCGCCGAAGACGGCACCTACAGCAGTGGTGCTTATGGCAGTCTTGGCTTCGAGCGCCCCGACAAGCTGATCCCTTTTGCGGATCTCACCGAGGAGATGGTGATCGGCTGGGTGAAGGACAACTTCGGCGCTGAGAAGGTGACCGAGATCGAGGGCGCCCTGCAGCACCAGCTCGATGAACAGCGGCATCCGACGCAGGCTGCTGGTGTGCCGTGGCAGTGAAGTCGAAGACCGGCACCGCTCGCATTGAGCATCAGCCGGGACCACCGAAGACCACGCGCCAAGGGTATGGACAGCAGTCCCGCCCACGGCGCCGCGGCCGTAAGCCACTGCGGGGGCAAGGCCGCTGATGGATCGCGACACTCTTGAGAATTGGCGCAAGATTCGCGACCACCTCGAGCGTGTCGGGAAGACGGACAACCATTACTATCGCCGTGCGGTGGTCATCCTGCAGGGGAGGCCGGACCCATTCGATCGCTACGATGGATGGGATGGAAGCCGCAGCAATGGCTGAAGAACCACAGAGCGTAGGTGGCGTCTTCTCCGCCTCGCTGCCCACCGTCTTAGCTACTGGCATGATCGCCATTGGTGGTCTGCTGATCTCGATGCAGATCCAGTCCGCACGGATTGAGGCCACTGTGGTGCAGATGGCCAAATCGATCGAAGAGCTAAAGATCGACGCACGCAACGAACTGTCCGACCTAGATAAGCGCGTGCGCGCACTTGAGCTTCAGCAGTAACTTAGAGATTCAGGCACTGCTGCTATGTCCCCTGAAACCATTGCGATCATCGCGATCATCGTGGCCGCTGGCTCCGAGATCATCGCCGTCTCCCCGCTGAAATCCAATAGCTGGATCCAGCTCCTCCTTCAAGCGCTGCGTGTTCTGTTCCCTAAGCGCCGCTGATTATGGCCAACACGGCGCCGATCACACTGCAGGCTCTGTTCCGGTACTACAAGGGATTCCCCCATCAGGCCGCGGCGATCAGCTTGCTCGAGCAAGACCTTGCCGCCAATGGCTACCAGGAGGCGATGCGGCGTGATCGGCCGTGGTTCGAGGCTTGGTCGCAGGATGGCAAGCAGGTCGATCTATCGGCTGGCATCAACCTGATCAAGCAGTTCGAGGGTGTGCATCTCTCCGCCTATCCCGATCCGCTCAGCGGTGGCGATCCGTGGACGATCGGCTATGGCACCACCCGCTATAGCGGTGGCGTGCCGGTGAAGCGTGGCGACAAAATCACCATGATCGAGGCCGACATGATGCTCCGCCTTGAGGTGGATCGTATTGCCGACAAGCTGGCCAGCACCATCCCGCACTGGAAGGTGATGGATGACAACCAGCGATCGGCGCTGGTGAGCTTTGCCTACAACCTCGGTGCTGGCTTCTACGGCACACCCGGATTCGAGACGATCAGCAAGGTGCTGCGCGAGCAGGCATGGGACAAGGCGCCCGCCGCCATGGAATTGTACAGGAACCCTGGCAGCAACGTCGAAGCTGGTCTACTGCGGCGGCGCAAAGCAGAAGGCGAGCTGTGGGGTGACCATCGGCCGAAGGTGCAGCAGGAACCTGCCAGGCTGACGCCAGACTCATCGTTCAGCGCACGGATCACACCGCACATCCGCCTGGGTGAGTTCGCGCTCGATCAGGAGGCGCGTCGATTCCGGCATCAGTATCAGGTCAATACTGCAGCAGAGCTGGCGGCGTTCCTCGAACGTGTGCGGCAACGGTTCGGCAGCAAGAGCATCATCCTCACCAGCGGCTTCAGGCCGGCAGCAATCAACGCATCGGTGGGTGGCGCTGCTGATAGTGAGCATTTGTACTCAGCACCTGGCGTTGGTGCGGTCGACTTCGTGATCGATGGCGCCGACATGAAAGCTGTCGAGAAATGGTGCGATGAAAACTGGCCGTTCAGTCTCGGCTACGCTGCACCGGCCTTCATTCATCTCGGCCGCCGCGCTGATGGCAAGCGCCGGCGCTGGGATTACGCCTGATGCTCCTACCTGATCATGAGATCTGCCGCCTGTGCAAGCAGGAGGCGATGGTGACGCCGTACATCGATGATCACCTGAACCCAGCCAGCTTGGACGTGACGCTGGGCGATCGGATCATGATCGAGGTGGCAGGCCATCCTGAGCTGCAGATCCTTGGCATCACCGGCCACACGCAGCAGGATCCATTCTGGATTCAGCCGGGGGAGTGGTTCCTAGCGGAGACCAGGGAGATCTTCAACCTGCCTGATCACGTCGGTGCGCAGTTCGTTCTTAAGTCGAGTCGCGCACGCGAAGGCTGGGATCACGCTGAGGCCGGATGGTGTGATCCCGGCTGGTATGGCAGCAGGCTGACCATGGAGCTGAAGAACGGCCGCCGGATGCATCCACTGCCGATCTGGCCTGGCCTGCGGATCGGGCAGATGAAGTTCCTGCTGGTGAGCGGTCGCCCAGACCGGAGCTATGCCGCCACAGGCCGCTACAACGCCGATCTCGGCGTCACGGGCAGCAAGGGCTAGCGCGCCATCGGATGCTGCAGCGGCGCCATCCGTAGCCGGTGGATGTTGCCGGGTGCTTCAGCCGGATCATCCAGCGGGATCATCGTGTAATCGTCGCAGCCGTGCTGCTCCGCGAAGGTGGTGGCAGCGATGTGGGTGGTGAACGGTCCGATATGCCACGGACCGATGCGGAGGATGTAGGTCATGGGAGCAAGGCTAACTGCTGTGCAATAGGTGGTAGCTCACGCGCGCCCCATTGGTCGCCCATGGCATCGGCGATCCCTTGATAAGTGCGCGAACGCTCCTTCCATCGATCCGGTGATGGAGGGAGATTCAGGATCCGCTGCTCACGCCCATCGGCGTAGCTGGTCGGTCTGAGCTTTGGGAGGTTATGCAGCCACAGGCAGGTGGTCTTCACTTCGCCATGTCCGTACTCCCATGGCTGGATGATCTGATCCGGCTTGCGGATGGTGGTGCTGATCATGCTGACTGGATTCTCAAGGCACCAGCGCGGGATTGGTGCTGCCATCAGAAGGCGCACGAAGTCCATTGCCTGATCGGTCAAAGCAGGATCACGCTTACCCGAGTAAGTCGCCCACATGCCGCTGATGGCGAGATAGGTGCAGGGAGGGTGGGCAACCATCAAATCCCAGCCTTGATTGAGGATCTCCTCGACTGGTTGCTGTAGATGCCAACGGGGATCGGCCTCGCACTCGAGCAGATCGCAGCTCCATGCGTCATGGCCATGGCGGCGAAAGGCATCACGCACTCGGCCGCTGTATTCGCAGGCGACAAGGACTCGCATCAGTAGAGACGCTTGACTTCGATATCGCGGTTGGTGACGGGATTGAACTTCATGAGGACGACGATGGCATCAGGGCGCTCAGCATGACCACGCTCGGCTGCAGCGATGGCGGCCTTGCGGGTCATCATGCCGGTCTGAGCGATGCCGTTGACTTCGAGAAAGAACATGATCGGGTGGCTGTCGATAGAGAAAGAATACCCCGCCGGCAGGGCACAGTGCCCCGGATGCAGGGCACGTTAACGAACTGTCACATCTGCCGATCCCGTCTCACCCGCTACCGTTTAACCAGCCGGGGCTGCCGCCCATGCGGGCGTACATCGTGGAGATCACCGCCAAGGTGCTGGTGCGCTCCGAAACCGATCCCGAGGAGCTGCCGGCTGACATTTACTCCCAAATCGCTGAGTTCGTCCACAACGAGGAAGATCTCCTAGAGCTGGGCATCGAGCTGTTCACCCTCCCCGTGGACCTCTGTGGATCAGCACCACATTGATGAAACCCGGCTGGTCACCCGTCGATCGGCGCGTGATCAGATCCACCTCCGCTGGGGATATAGGTGCGCCTATTGCAACGATCCCCTCGGCCGTAGCCCCACCCTCGATCACGTCATCCCTAAGGTCCACGGCGGCCTAACCGTGCGCGAGAACTTGGTCTCCTGCTGCCTGATGTGCAACAGCCAGAAAGGCCACAAGCCATGGGTCGACTGGTATCGCGCTCAACCGTTCTGGTCGGCGCTCGGCGAGTGGGCGATCGTGCAGTGGATCACCAGCCACTCAGAACATCGTCAGCCAGATGGTGGCGAGCAACATGCCGCCTAGCCACGTCAGGCCGAAGATCACCACCGGCGGGTACTTCATGGCCGCAGCATCTGATTGAGGTAAATCTCCGCCTGGAACCAGTCCGAGCTATACCGGCACACGCCACCGACACAACTCCGGTAGTACACCTCACCCTTCACAGGCATCAGCACCTCGATGTAGCCGCCGTCTCGATCAGTCCGGCTGATCACTTCAGGTCCGAACATTGCCGTGCCTCCTCGCGATGGATCCATGTCTTTAGGCCTGCCACATAGTCGCGCAGCACCTGCGCCTGCTGGAGGTGCCATCCATCGCCGGAGTCAAACCAGAGCCGGTTATGCCGGTCGATTGCCTGCAGCGATTGATGGATGAGCACATTCCACGGCTCACGGATAGGCGTGTTGAACTCACGCTTTGACACGGCGACCTGGCGGCCTCTATCAGTCTGCCGCCGGCAATGCCCGCTGGAAGAAGTCGCAACTCACCGCGTAGCGCCCGCCACTTCGCTTGCTCTCCGGCAGCAACAAATCGCAACGCTGTGTGCTCATCTCCCACTGGATGCAGTCCCAACACATCACGCTGGCCGTCTCCGGTCTGATGCTGGCCACCGCCGCTTGGAAGACTGCCTCAGCCTTCAGCAGCGCATCGTGCAGGCTGTTGGTGCCAGTGTCCACCTCGACCTGGTGCTCAGCCTTCGGACCAAGAATCACGCGCGCGTGCCATGTCCGATCGATGCGGTCGCACACCAGCAGTAATCGGCCAGCGTGCAACCTGATCATTCATCCTCTCCATAGCTCGGCTGGTGATACAACCGCTCGAGCTGCATCGATAGCGGTTCATCGGCCTGCGTGATATCGATCGGATCGCTCTGATCCCGCACGATGAAGACCATCCGAGAGCCGTGTCGCTTTACCACCAGCAGGCCGATGCGCTCGCTGCGGCATAGGATCCGCAGCGCTTGCCGCTCAAGCCAGTTCAGGCGGAGATGTTCGAGCATGACTCCATCTTGGCAATGAGTCGATTCAGATACCACTCCGCTTTGCGTGCATCCTCGAGCGCGCTGCCCTTGAGCCACATGCGGATCATGTACTTGAGCGCCTGCCCCTGCAGGTATGCCGGGACCATATGCGGCGCATCGGCGATCACCGACTCGATGAAGTCGATGGCCTCGATAGTGCCCGCCTGATAGTGCGGGGGGTGGTTCACGAGGTCGCTTGCTGTTCTGCGTTCTTCCATTTCTTGCGGGTGATGATGTCGTAGACGTGGGTGCTGGTGATGCCGTAGATGACCGCCAGTTGTTTGATTGTCCAGCCGCTGGCGTACAGCTTGCGGATGTCGATGGCGTTCTGCGGCGTCAATACAGCGTTACCGGGCACATGGCCTGGCTTGAAGCTGGTGCTGGTCGGCGCCTTCACCGCCACTTCTCACCCATCAGTACCTGGCGGCACACCTCAATGGCCTGCTGCGCCTGCTTCTGCGTCATCACCGATTCGGTCTCATCCATCGCCTTCACCACTCGGTCGAGCAGTGTGGCGTAGTCCGTGTCGCGAAAGTTCGCGGCGATGTCGAGCGCAAACTCCTCCCACAGGCCGGTGAGGGTGCCACGCAGTGGATGGCCATACGGCAACTCCTGACGGCCGCTGCGTTGATACAGCGCCTCCATCATGTCGGCGCGCTGCTGGTCGAGTTGCGTGGTGGTCATTCGTCGAGGTACTTGCGAAGGTGGAGCAGTTCAGCACAGAGCTGTTCGCGGTTCTTGATGCCGCAAGTGTTGTGCAACTGATCGATGCGAATGTCGATCAGCAGGCGGAGGCGATCACGTTCTGATGCCTGGCCAGCTTTGAAGGTGTTGCTGCCTTCGAGCAGGCTATAGAGGCGAGCACGGGCAGCTTCGTTCATCGGCTCTGCAGGGCGATCTGAATAGCAGCTTGGAAATAGCCGGCCATCTTCATGCGGCGATATTCGCCGCTGGCCTCCTCTGATTGTTTGTCCTCGATCAGGTCGTAGTTGTGCCTGGCTTCTTGGAGTGCGGCCAGCGTTTCGATGTTGAGCATGTCCAGCTCAGATCGGCTGAGATCATTCACCTTGTCCAAGTGGATGACTTTCGCAAGGATGAACGAACGATGGAAGGGAACGATGGATTGATCTGGGGTCATGATGCAACTTCGATTTCAGCGGATGGCCAGCGGTTCTGGGCGTAGCGGATCGCAGCACCGACGTTCTCGGCGCGAGTGATCCAGAGCATCGGCCGAGCGCCGCTGGGATAAATTAGGAGGCGATACTCCTTAGTGCGGGCACCATTGCGTGGCCTGCTGATGCCCTCGCCGTAGACGCCCTCATCTTCGGGGTCGGTGCGCCATTGGAAGGCGATCGGAGAGTTAGAGGTAGACATTCGGATCGGTGACAGATTCAGGATTGAGCCATTCGATTTGATTCCACCAAGGGAGCCATGTATCGGCGGCGATCAGCTTGGCCTCCGTCAGGCTGTGCGCCAGTACGCACTCGACGACGTTGGCGGACTTGATCGTGAAGTAAAAGCGGCGGGGGGTCATGGGTTGTTTGTAAATTGATAGACATAGTTCCATGCTGCTTGAGTTCTTGCCGTAAAAGCATCCTCAAGAGATTGGAAACTTCCGAGATAGGAACGCTGGCCGTTCATTGTTAGATACGCTCTAAATCGATGCTCAACGTAATCCCAATCAATCACCGGGTCGTCATGATTATCAGTCACTTGCGCACCTCGACGTAGGACTGAGTGCCGGAGTGCGTAGCGCCTGCTTGATTGCCTGCCTCGATGCCGATCATGGCGAAGACAGCAGTGACGACAAGGAGGCAGATGGCGTTGTTGATGCGGGTGATCATGGTGGTGACGGGATAACCGTGCGTCAATGATGCACCACCTACAGGGCACATGCCGCAAGCGTGTGACAGTTCTTCACACACCGCGGTTAGCGACTCTTACCGCAACCTCTAATGGCACCCTTACCACTGGCTTGCTTTGTCCCTTGGCTCCAAACCGCTCCCATCCAACCACAGCTCCATGAACAGGCAACTCAACCGTGTACCACACATGTTTGCAGCTATCGCACTTGCGTTTCCTGGTCACCCGGTCAACCTCATGCCCATTGGTCGCGATGGCCAAGATCCGAGCACTACCGCATTTGGGACAGTTCACAGTGCAGCTATCGTGTTGGTGTACCCCACTGGTCTAGCACAATGCAGTTCGGTGAGTGGATGGCCGTCACCCTTTCGGCAGAGCAGCAGTTCGAGATCGAAAAACATGCCCGCGCTCTGCTCAACAGCAAAGACGCGGGCACCATGGCCGTCGCTCTCTATAAACAGGCTTGCTACCAGCAACAACTGCTCCAGCAGGCCGTCAACGAGATCGCGCGGCTCGAATGTGAACTGATGGGGCGTTAGAACATATCGTCGCTCACGTCGACCACCACGCCATCAGTGGCCGCGGCCAGCTTCTGCGCAGCATCACCGGGATCCACCCAGTCCATGGGAGGCTGTGCCCAGGCACCGATGTAGGGACCGACCTTTTCGCTGACTTTCTTAAGGCCGCTGATTGGCATCTGTACGGTGCCGTACTGGTCGGGTGTCTGGCTCATCACAAAGCGGCAAAGCGCATCCAGCTCTGCTGGCTTGATGCTCAACATCCCGGAGAAGTCCAGTTTGCTGTTGGGCTTGGTGCTTTTGAAGATGTTGAGGCTGAGTTTGAAGCTCATGGTTGCTCGTTGGTAATGGTGTTGGCCTGTTCGTATTGCTCCACCCCGGCCAATGGGTAGAGCACGAAGCCTGGCGTGCGGAAATACGCCGGACCTTTATTAGCCTTGCGCCAGCGCATCAGCGTGTCAGGGTGCAACCCCCATCGCTGTGCAAGCTGGGTGGCAGTCAGGTAGTCAGAAGAGTTCATCGCTCTCAGGTTCGGGTGCAGGTGCAGGTGCCGGCTCGGGGATGGCGGCGTTGAGATCAGCGACCTTATCGCTCACGGTCACCGGCTGGATGTCGACCACCTCCTCCTGGCTCTGCATCCCGAGCAGGAGATCACTGGCATACAGACGACCCCAGAACGCTGCGGCGCGATAGCGGATCATCAGCTCGGGCATCGTCTGCCACTTGCTGCCCGCCTTGGTCGCCCAGCCTTCCTTCTTCGCCATCGCCATCGTGATGGTCGGTCCCTTCAGCTCCTGCCCGCTGGCGAGGTCCTTGGCGACCGCGTAGCAGGCCAGGCTGTCGCCGCTGCCGCTCAGCTCGAACCGCAGCGGACTGAATCGACCGCAGCCGTTCACCATCGCAATGATGAAACTGCTGCTCCACGATGGGCGGCCATGGATCACATGCAGGTGCTGCATCGCCAAGAAGGGCGAGATGCCCATGCGGTTGGCGATCTCAAGCGCGACCAAGCAGTTGGCGAACCCTTGCTGGCCTTGAAACTGTGGCGGGATCAGCGTGCTGCTGGCTAAGGCTTTGGCAATACGCTGGGCGTCCTCGAAGGCTTGGATGCCGCTGAACACCGAGCCGGAGCTGGTGGTGGTGAGTGCTGTGGATTCCATCAATACATCTCGATCTCGGTGGTCTGTGTGGCGGCCTCGCCGGTCATCCATGCCGGCAGCCTGATCGGTTCAATCCGATCGCTGTAGGCCGGCCAACGGCCATTAGATTTGCACTCGGCCAGTGTCTGCAGATCGCGCATGGCGGTTTCGTAGCCGCGCTCGATCATCTGCTCATCAGCGGCATAGACACCAACCGCGAACGGTGGCTTCTTCTCCACTGCGATAAAGATGAACCCAGAGGGGCGCTTCCCATAGGCGGCCTCGATGCCCGCCATGTACCAGCCGGCTTGGACGTAATACCGCCACTTCGCGATGCTGCGGCGGAACTCCCGCGGACTGGCATCCTCGGTGGTCTTGAGATCCACCACGATGCCGCCATCCTCAGTGATCCAGTCCGGCCTGCACTTGCACTGAAGGCCAGTGGTCGGCTCCGTCCACATGTGCGTGGTCTCGGCCTCCCCGGCTATACCGAGCAGCAATGCAGCAGCCGGATGGCCGAGCACTGCTCTGCCCATGTGCATCACCAGATCGGCATCCTCCCGGCTCAGCACGGTGCGGCCGTTTGCCTCAGCCTCGAACGCTGCCCATGCCTCCTTGCCGGCCTTGGTGCGGCGGTCAAGGCCATCGGGGGCGACGATGTAGTCGGCATCCCATTTGTGCAGTTCGAGCACATGGGTGTGGACTGCGCTGCCGATGCGCATCGCTGGCGTCGGCTCGGGAATGACGCGCTTCGGGTCGATGTAGCGCGCCCAATAGTGCAGCGGGCTACGCGCGATGAGATCCAGATGCGATTTTGAGATCGCAGGGTGCGCGTGATAGTCGGCGTTCTCCATAGGGTGTAGCGACTTGCGCAATCCTATAGCCTGATGCGGTCAAGTGCAACCCCATGCAGCTCCGCAGCTACCAGCAGCGCGCCATCGACGATCTCCGCAATGCCTACCGCTTCGGCTACCGGGCACCGCTGCTATGCCTACCGACCGGCGGCGGGAAGACCATCATCTTCACTGCTATCGCGCAGGCCTCAGCCGCTCGAGGCCGCCGTGTGCTGATCCTGGTGCATCGCCGTGAGCTACTCCGCCAGGCCAGCGACAAGCTTCGATGGGCAGGCCTTGAACATGGCCTGATCGCTGCAGGCATCGAGCCATCTGAGGCGCCCGTGCAGGTGGCCTCAGTCCAGACCATTGCGCGGCGCCTGTCCCGCATCGACTGGCAGCCGGATCTCATCATCATCGACGAAGCGCATCACGCCACCGCAGGCCAGTGGGAGCGCATCCTGCAGCATTGGCCATCTGCCTATCGCCTCGGCGTCACCGCCACGCCATGCCGCCTCGATGGCCGCGGCCTCCGCAGTGCGTTCGATCACTTAGTCCTCGGTCCATCAGTTGCTGAGCTGATAGACACTGGCTACCTCAGTCATTCCCGCATCTACGCGCCACCACTGGTGGCCGATCTATCCGGCATCCGCAGCCGAGCCGGCGACTATGCCAACGATCAGGCCGCGGCAGCCATGGATCGCCCAACTGTCACAGGTGATGCCATTGCGCACTACCAACGGCTCGCTGCAGGCCAGCAGGCGATCGCGTTCTGCTGCAATATTGCCCACGCCGAATCCGTTTGCGCTGCGTTTCTGGCGGCAGGCATCACCGCATCACTGCTGCTCGGCACAACCATCAACCGCGATCAAGTCGTTGCAGATTTTGGCGCCGGCTTGGTGCAGATATTGGTGACCGTCGATGTGGTCTCCGAAGGCTTTGACGTGCCCGCTGCCAGCGTTGCCATCCTTCTGCGCCCTACCAAGTCCCTCGGCCTCTACCTACAGCAGGTCGGTCGCGTGCTACGCCCAGCGCCTGGCAAGCAGGCCGCTCTGATCCTCGATCACGTTGGCAATGTCACCCGCCATGGCTTCCCGGATGATCATCGCGACTGGACGCTCGACGATGGCATCAAGCGCACCACCGGCACAGCAGCGCCATCAGTGCGCACATGCCCAGAGTGCTACGCAGCCTTCAAGCCCGCGCCAGTGTGCCCCTGCTGCGGTGCAGCGTGTGCGCCAACCCGGCGTGAGCTGCAACAAGTTGAAGGCCAGCTGCAAGAACTGAAACGCAAAACCCACCAGTTCAAGGTTGGGATGAAGGTCGGCTACGCCTCTGAGCCACCAGCGGGAAGGCGTGTTGGGCCGTACATGGTTGAAGCCGTGGAAAGCATTCCAACAGAGCCAAACGTTATCGGCCTGATTGACAGCTCCGGCGAGTACCACCTTGAAATGGCGCCACTGCTATGCCCTTGGCCATCCGGTTCTCTGCGCAGCCGCCGCGGCCGTGCCCGCACCCTCCCCCAGCTCCTAGCTCTCGCCAAGGAGCGCGGCTACAGTCCCGGCTGGGCGTACCGGATCTTCCACGCGCGTGGCAAACGCTGAAACCGATATTCAGCAGCGCATCCGCTTGGCAGTTGGCACCCGATCCGATCTCCGCCTGTTCCGCAACAACACCGGCACCCTGCCCGATCCACGCACTGGCAGGCCGGTCCAGTTCGGCCTGGCGCGCGGCTCCGCAGACCTGATCGGCTGGCGCACCATCACAATCACACCCGAGATGGTCGGGCAGCGTGTTGCCGTCTTCACCAGCATCGAGGTGAAGACCATCACAGGCCATCTCACTCCAGCGCAACAGGCCTGGATGGGCACTGTCCGAGGCGCTGGTGGCATCGCTGGGGTCGCGCGCTCAGTTCGAGACGCAGAAGAAATCTTGAGATAGCTTCCTAACCTCCCGTCCTTCGGTCATACTTCTTCGGCTACGTATCAGAGCCAAGTGGCCGCAATCATCGATCAACTCACAGGCATCCCTGACTCATGGGCGCTCGTCGCAGTCGGGAACGACAAACGCCCCTATCAGCCCGAGTGGCAGAAGAACCCCCTGAGCAAGCGCCAACTGGAGGTTGAACTGCACGCAGGCCGTGCCGTCGCCGTTGGCGTTCTCGCAGGTCCACCATCAGGCGGTCTGCTATTCGTCGATCACGATGGCCTCGGCGCTTCCGAAGTTCTCGAATCCCTCGGCACCTCGCTTCGTGATCTCCCCAAATCGTGGGCAGTCACCTCCGGCCGTGATGGTCGCCTGCAGATCATCTACTCCGTGCCTCGCGGCTTCTGGGATCAGATCAAAACCACCAAACTCAAATCTTCAATCAAGGGTGAACAGCTTGAACTCCGCTGGACTGGCTGCCAATCCGTAGTCCTCGGCAAGCACCCGATGACTGGCTCCTATCGCTGGCTTAAGGATCGCTCACCATCAGATCTGCCCCTCGCAGAAGCGCCATCTGTGCTGCTGCAGCAAATGCAGCGCACATTAGAACCACCCCAACTCATTCATGTACCCAATCCGGTTGAAGATACCGATCGCGCTCGTACCTACCTCGATCGCATCCCATCCAATCTCGCGGATGACTACGACGAATGGGTCAAGGTTGGAATGGCGCTTCATAGCGTCGGTGATGATTCGCTCCTTAAGGATTGGATTCAATGGTCTGCTGGCTCCGGCAAATTCAAGGCCGGCGAGTGCGAACACAAATGGTCGACTTTTAAGTCCGATTCTGGCGGCATTGGCCTCGGCACTCTCTACCACCTAGCTGGTGGTATCTCGCCTCGTCAAGTTGCCGTCAATGCAATCAAGTCCGCACTCGGTAGCGATCATCCCAAGGCCGCAGCTTTTGAGACCGCTGGATCTAAAGCAATCAAGCTCGAAGTCGATGAATTGCTTGCCTTGATCCGTCAGCAACAAGGTGATCGGCTCAGGTACAACATCTATACACAAGCCATCGAACTCGACGGCAAAGCGCTTCACAATTTGGAGCATCACTACCTTGAACTAGCACTCGCTGGCGTCAAGGTTTCGAAAGAGCTGGCAGCTGATGCTGTCGTCTATGTGGCTCGAGAGAATCAATACGATCCAGTCCGTGCATACCTCGATCGCGTTGCAGAAGAAGTTCAGCCTGTGCCCATCGATCATCTAGCTACGGCGTACCTACGCCCAGACGATCAACCCGGCACTCTGTACGACGCCATGCTCCGCTGCACTCTCATTGCAGCAGTGCGCCGCGTTTATGAGCCAGGGGCTAAACACGACTCAGCCTGCGTGCTCATGGGACCCCAAGGCTGTGGCAAGTCCACCTTCTGGCGCAATCTCGGCGGTGCCTTCTTCTCTGATGCTCTCCGCGACGTGTCCAGTAAGGACGACCTAATGGTGCTCCACCGCTCCTGGATCATGGAGTATGGCGAACTGGATTTCCTTACTGGTCGTCGCCACGCAGGCCAAGTGAAGGCCTTCCTCTCGCAGCAAACCGATACCTTCCGCGTGCCCTACGGCAAGGCCACCGAGGACTTCCCACGCCGCTGCATCATCGTCGGCTCCACCAACCGCGACAGCGGCTTCTTGGTGGATGACACCGGCAACCGTCGCTTCTGGGTCATCCCCGTGCTCGCAGCACCACATATCGCAGTGGATGGTCTCCTGCTTGAGCGTGATGCCATTTGGTCGGCTGCCGTCGCCGCCTACCGCAATGGCGACGCCAACCATCTCCCCCGTGAAATGGAACGACAGGTCGAAACCGAGAACGAAACCTATCTGGTCTCCAACCCTTGGCAGGCCGCCGTCGAGACCTACCTGGCCAACCGTCGATCCATTGCCCCACTTACTTCTGAGGAACTGTTGAGCAACGCGATCGAGAAACCACTCGAGCGCCAAACCAGGGCAGATCAGATGCAGGTCTCAGCGATTCTCAGGGATCTCGGATGGGTCAAGTATCGAGACTGCACGGGCGGTAAGCGCCAATGGGCGTACAGACTCCCAACCTCCTAAATTAGGTTAGGAGCCGAAATCGCCCGGCCTGACTCCTTTCTCCTAACATACTAACCTCCTAACCTTAGTAATAAAGTATATATAGGAGGAGAGAGAGGGGGTAATACCCTAAGTTTGGGGGGGGGGGTCAGGTTGGGTCAGGTTAGGCACAGGCTTTCGCCTTATCCTTGGGGCATGGCCGAGTTATCCCTAAACATCAAGGGCTCGGTGCTGGAGTTCTCCAGCACATTGCCCAAAGCCATCCGCTGGACGGATGCCATGACCAAACGGTTGTCATGGGCGATTGCTGATTCAATGACCGAGGCGGCCAAGGATGCCCGTCAGTACCTGCGTGAGGTGACGCCGCGCTACATCGACAAGCCAACTACCTGGACCTTAAACAGCACCTTTGTGAAGTTCGCCAATCCACGCCGACTCAGCGCTGAAGTTGGCTTCAAGTATTTCGGTGGTGGCGTACCTGCTGGTCGCTATCTCGAGACGTTGGCGCGTGGTGGCAATCGAGCAGCTAAGTCTTCAGAGCGTCAGCTTCAACAGGCTGGCGTGCTGCGGTCTGGTCAGTTCATCGTGCCCACAGGCGTCACGCCGTTGAAGCTGAACAGCTATGGCAACCTCTCTGGCAGCACCTACACGCAGATGCTGTCGCGCCTCGGGGGGATGAACGTTCAAGGTTCAAGCCAGAACGTGAATAAGGCATCGGCTCGCAGCAACAACAAGCGATCCAGCCGTGACTTCTTCGCCGCCAATATCGGCGGGCACTACGGCATCATGGCGCGCGTTGGCAAGGCGCCTAAGGGCAACCCAGGCGGCCGCGGTCGACCGATCACCAGCAACCTACGCAGGGGCTATCACACCGTCTTCTATGTGACCAGGCAGCCTCGCTATGAGCCTCGTTTCCCCATCCAGCCGATCCTGCGCACCACCTTCGACGCCCGGTTCGCCTCGATATTCCCTTCACGCCTGTCGCGGGAGCTGGCCAAATATGGGTAGGGGGGGGCACCCCTGCCTTTTACGGGTCCTTCCGGCATAGGGATTTGCGGGTCTATTCACACCTCGCAGAAGAGCTAGCGCCAGCGTGCGAAAGCTCTAAAGTCTTGCGGCGCAAAGGGTCTCAGTAATTCTTACAATGAGATCCCCTAGGGGAAGTTTACAGGGGTTTAGTATCAGTTAACAGAAGCTAGGAGCAGTTAACTGCGTGCTGGTCACGTTTGCGGAGTTTGCACTGATCAAAGGCTGCACCAAGGCGGCGGTGACTCACGCAAGCAAAAGCCGAATCGCTGAGGCTGTTGTCGAGGAAGATGGCAAGCGCTGGCTCGATCGTGATCTTGCACTGGAGCTATGGCGGAAGAACACGCTGAAGAACAACAACGCGAAGGTGGATGAACCTGACCCAGTGGAGCCGCGGCCAGCTAACCCGCGGGAGTTGCGACAGCGGTTGGCTGCGTTGCCTGATGATGAGATCCCGGAGCTGAATGAAAGCCGCGCGCGACGTGAGCACTACCAGGCGGAACTAGCGAAGTTGGAGGTGGATCTGAAGCGGCGCGAGCTGGTGCCTGCGGTGGATGTGAAGAAGGAAGCGTTCGCGATGGGGCGGAGCGTGCGTGAGGCGCTGGCGAACTTGGCTGATCGGCTATCGCACCAGCTTGCTGGCGAGACGGATCCAGCGGCGATCCATCAGGTGCTGACGGAGGAGCACCGTGCGGCGCTGGTGGAGTTGGCTGATGGTTAACCCATGGCGCGCTGGCTTCATGGAGGGGTTACGGCCTGAAGAGCCGCTGACGGTTAGCCAGTGGTCGGACCGCTATCGGCGGCTGAGCAGCAAGGCATCGGCGGAGCCTGGACCGTGGCGGACGGCAAGGACTCCTTACCTGCGGGAGCCGATGGACTGCTTAAGCAGCAGCAGTCCGGTGCAGCGGGTGGTGATGATGTTCGCGGCGCAGACGGGCAAGACGGAGGCCGGCAGCAACTGGCTGGGCTATGTGATCGACCATGCGCCCGGTCCGATGTTGTGCGTGCAGCCAACGGTGGAGATGGCGAAGCGGTTGAGCAAGCAGCGGCTGGAGAGTTTGATCAATGAGACGCCTTGCCTGGCGCAGAAGATTGCACCAGCCAGGAGTCGGGACTCGGGGAACACGATGTTCGCCAAGGAGTACCTCGGCGGGATCCTGCTGTTGACCGGAGCCAACAGCGCGACGGGGTTGCGATCTGCGCCGTGCCGGTATCTGTTCGCTGATGAGATCGATGCGTTCCCGAGCGATGTGGATGGCGAAGGCGATCCGGTGGCTCTGGCAGAGCGGCGGACGACCACGTTCGCGCGGCGGAAGATTCTGCTGACCAGCACGCCGACGGTGAAGGACTTTAGCCGGATCGAGGCGGAATATGAGCGCAGCGACCAGCGGCGGTTCTATGTGCCGTGCCCGTGTTGTGGGGAGATGCAATGGCTGCAGTGGTCAAGGTTGAAGTGGGACGAGCGGCGACCGGAAACGGCGAGGTATGAGTGCGAGAAATGCGGCGAGCGATTTGAGGAGGTGCATAAACCGCGGATGCTGGGCGCTGGTGAGTGGCGCGCGACGGCACCAAGCGATGGCAAGACGGCTGGCTTTCATCTGTCGGGTCTGTATAGCCCGCTGGGATGGTGCAGTTGGGAGCAGTTGGTTGATGACTTCCTGCGCGCGAAGGGTGACGGTCCAGCGCTGAAGGCGTTCGTCAACACCCGGTTGGCGGAGACATGGGAGGAGGACTATGCGGCGGCGGTGAACGCTGAAGGCCTGATGACCAAGCGGCTGGCGTATGAGCCGGGCACATGCCCCGATGGGGTGGTGCTGCTGACGGCCGGGGTGGACGTGCAGGACAACCGACTGGCGGTGAGTGTGTGGGGATGGGGCGAGGGCGAGACCGGCTGGCTGGTGTGGCATCAGGAGCTGATGGGCGACCCGACCCAGCTCGAGGTGTGGAAGCAGTTGGATCATGTGCTGGCCACCGGCTGGTCGACAGCTTGCGGGAAGGAGTTGAAGATCGCGCAGATGGCGATCGACTCGGGCGGCCACTGTACGCATGAGGTGTACAACTATGTGCGTGAGCGCGTGCGGCAGGGGGTGGTGGCCATCAAGGGCAGCAGCCGGCGCAACAGTCCGGCGGTGGGCAAGGGGAACAAGGTGGACGTGAACTGGCGCGGGAAGGTGCTGAAGAAAGGCGTGACGCTGTACCAGCTCGGGACTGACACGATCAAGACGACGCTGTTTGGCAGATTGCGACATAACGAAGCGGGCGGCAGCTTGAACTTCGGGATGGCTGCTGATCAGGAATACTTCCGGCAGTTGACCAGCGAACGGCAGGCACTGCGGTATCACCGAGGATTTCCGATCAGGGAGTGGGTGAAGAAGTCGGGTGATCGAAATGAAGCGCTGGATTGTGCGGTGTATGGCTATGCGGCGCTGTTGATTTACAGCCGGCGCATGAATCAGGCAACGATGTGGGAGCAGTTGCGGCAGCAGATGGAAGAAGGTAAGAAGGCACCGCTAAGATCAAGGAAGCAGTCGCCGGCACCCGTGGCTGCTAGTGGCTTCGTCAGCAACTGGTAGGCCGTGAACATCCCGAGCGAGATCAGAGCAGGCGACACGATCCAGTGGCGGGATGTTGCTGGTGTGGACAATCTGGGCAATGAGGTCAGCAGTTCGGATTACACGCTGACCTACTACCTGCGGTTCAACGCTGCGAGCGAAGGCGCGACGGTGGTAGGCACTGCGTATGGGACCGGCTGGCAGTTCAGCATTGCTGCGGCCACGAGCGTGAACTTCGATGCCGGCATTTGGTACTGGCAAGCTGTTGCGACCAAGACTGGCAGCACGATCACGCTGGGCAGCGGCCAGTCGACGGTGCTGGCGGCGCTGAGCTACTCGGGCACTCCGGCGGCGCTGGATGGACGGTCGCAGGCGCAGAAAGATCTCGATGCGGTGCAGGCCGCGATCCGCGCGATCGTGTCCGGCGGTGTGGTTAGGCAATACACGATTGGCAACCGAAGTCTGAGCAAGTACGACCTGACGGATTTGCTGGCTTTAGAAACTAAGTTGAAGGCCGACGTGAATCGTGAGCAGAAGGCTCAGCTGATCGCCAATGGTCTGGGCAATCCGTTCAATCTGTTCGTGAGGTTCTGATGGGTCTGCGCACTCGGCTGTTCAAGGCAATGGGATTCGCGCCGATTCGGCCGCGGCAACGTGCGTATCAGGGTGCACGCGTTAGCCGGCTGACGGCCGACTGGGTGACCAGTGGCACCAGCGCCGATAGCGAGATCAAGTCGAGCTTCAAGGCATTGCGCAACCGGGCGCGGCAGTTGTGCCGTGACTCGGACTATGCAAAGCAGGCGCTGCGCGCTATCCAGAACAACGTGATCGGCCATGGCATCCGGCATCAGAGCCAGGTGCGGATGCTGCGTGGCGGCAAGTTGGATGAGGCGATGAACGCCCAGATCCACGAGGCGTTCGAGAAGTGGATGAATAAATATCGCTGCGACGTGAGCGGCCTGCTCGGCTTCCACGATATTGAGCGGCTGGCGGTGCGCAGCTTGGCGGAGAGCGGCGAGATCTTCATCAGGATGATCCGCCGACCGTTCGGCGATAGCCGTGTGCCATTTGCGCTGCAGTTGCTGGAGGCGGACTACCTGATCGATGACGACGTGCCGCAGGCCAAGGATGGCAACACGGTGCGGATGGGCATTGAGGTGGATCAGTACCTGCGGCCGCAGGCGTATCACTTCTATGCGAACCATCCGGGCGATACCTACGCCGGCAACGTGCGCACCACTGGCCGCCGGATTCGCGTGCCTGCTGATGAGGTTATCCACCTGTTCATTCCGGAACGGCCTGGGCAGACCAGGGGCGTGACGTGGTTCGCGTCGGCACTGATGCGGTTGCACATGCTGCAGGGCTATGAGGAGGCCGAGCTGGTGCGGGCACGAGCTAGCAGCGCGCTGATGGGATTCATTACCAGTCCCGAGGGTGAGCTGACGGCGGACGAGATGTATGAAGGCGAGCGCGTGAGCGAGTTTTCTCCTGGGGTCTTTAAGTACCTCGATCCCGGGCAAAGCGTGACGGTGCCGGACATGAACGCACCGGATGGGCAGCTCGAGCCATTCACCCGGTCGATGCTGCGCGCTGTGGCGGCTGGCCTGGGCGTTTCGTTTGAGAGCATCAGCAAGAACTTCTCAGAGAGCAACTACAGCAGCAGCCGGCTCAGCCTGCTCGAGGAGCGTGATGCGTACCGCGTGCTGCAGCGGTACATGATCGAGAACTTCCACCAGCCGGT